AATGGTTCACTCATTACCCATTCAGGACGATTTGATTGATCCGGATACGTTACTGGTTTAAGTTGAGATTGAGTATATTCACGTTCAACTTCTTCCAGTGGTGGCCGGGACGAGTTGGAACAACCAACTGCTACTAATGCAATCACCATTGCAACGAGGATATTTTTCATAACATTCCTTTCAATTAGGATTAACTTATTTTAAAATATATGTTTACACAATGTAAACACTTCTTTACCTCATGCATTTATTATACACTATGCTTGCTCTAGCGTCAACCTCTTTTTTAATTTTTTTTCATAATAAAGCCATTTTTTTGCAAAATCGCACGATTTTGTTTCTTCTGCCCACGGCCCACCTAGTGTATAATGATAATTTTTTATATTTTTAATAGGATTATATTCACCTACAAGGAAGTTATAATGTATAGGCATTTTACCTATAAAGGGAGTTTCGGTCCATTTGAAGTGCAATAAATCACTTGCTGGAGCATTGTTAACATACTGTAAAGTTAGTTTTCTACAATCAGGATGTCCGTTATTAAACAACATAAAACTGGACCAGTTTTTACGTGGAAAATCTGCATTTTTTTGATCATTACCTGAAGAAACATACTTTGTTTGTCTGGCTTTATAATTATGTTGTACTACGCTAACCGCTTGCATATCATTTATATAACGAAGTGTTTCCATTAAATTACATTCTACAATAAAATCATCATCCATGAATATACTGTATCCTTTAAACTTACAAAAAGCAGGACAAATAAATCTAACAATAGTGTGATCTGTGTGCTGATCTGCTGGTCGTTTTCTAGTCCATCCGTTTATATGTTGTGGGTGCAATGGAAATATACTAGCATCAGGGTTATATGTTAAAATGCTTTCTTTACACACATCTGACACATAAGGACGTTCATGTGTAACACCAACAAAGATATTTAATTTTGGTAGTTTTTTCATTGGTAAATATATAAAATTAAGGGTACTTCGTATGGCAAAAATTCTATTTAAAGGTTATTCATCTGTTGGTAAAAAAATTGGAAGTACACAACTTTTTGATTTAAATTTAGCAAAACAAGATTTAATGAATCACTTTTATACAAGACGTGGCGAACGACTAATGGAGCCTACATTTGGTAGTATTATTCCTACATTGCTATTTAACCCGATTAGTAACGAAACAGAAGATCTTATTGTACAAGATGCACAAGAAATTGTAGATTTAGATCCACGTTTTACATTAGTTACAGCAAATAGTAGTGTCAACGCAGACGGAAATGCAATAACATTAAATTTATTGTTAAATTATGTACCTGATAACAAACAAGTAACCATGGAGTTACAATTTGATGCAAGAGCTGAAGAGGCAATATAATGGCAACAACATTACGACAGAAAAAACTTTTAGCCGCTGAAGATTTTACGGCGTTGTATGAATCATTTGCAAGTGCAAATTTTAAAGCATACGATTACGATAGTATCAGAGAAGCATTAATTAACTATGTACGAGATAATTATGCTGAAGATTATAATGATTGGATTGAAAGTAGTGAATTTGTTGCTTTAGTAGATTTATTCAGTTTTATCGGACATAGTATTGCATTTAGATTAGATTTAACAACCAGAGAAAATATTCTTGATACTGCAACTAAATCTTCAAGTGTTTTAAATCTTGCAAGATTTGTAGGTTATAATCCAAGTAGATGTAACCCTGCAACAGGATTATTAAAATTAAAAGCATTACGTACAACAGAAACAATTTATGATTTTAACGGCACTGATATAGGTAATACTGATATAATTTGGGGAGATGCTAGTAATACAGATTACTACGAACAATTTATTACAGTATTAAACAGAACATTTCAAACTATTAATCAGTTTGGAAATCCTTACAAAAAAGGAAAAGTTGATGGTATATCAACAGAAGTATATAAGTTAAATTCTAATACTGATAAAGCCGATGTTACATATCCATTTACTGCTACGGCTAATGGTGCTTCACATTCTTTTGAGGTTGTTAACGGAACATTTAAAGATACTGAATATTTTCACGAAGAAGATCCAGACCCAAACGCCGCAATGAGTATATATTATAGAAATGACGGTACAGGATTTTTAAGTAAAGATACTGGATTTTTTACTATGTTTAAACAAGGATCAATTAACTATACAGACTTTACTTTAAACGAAGCAGTAGAAAATAGAGTAATAGATATTGATACAGAAAATATTAATAATACCGATGTATGGGTTCAAACTGTTAGTGCTGACGGAACTGTAACAACTGCAAACAAATGGACTAAAGTAGATAATACTGAAGGTAATAACGTAATATATAATTCACTAAACAAAAACATACGTAAGATTTTTTCTGTAGTTTCTAGATTAAACGATCAAATTAGTATTAAATTTGCTGATGGTAATTACGGTGAAATTCCACGTAACTTAATAAGAGTTTGGTATAGAACTAGTAATGGTGAAACATATGTTTTACGAAGTGCTGATGTACAAGATGTATCAGTTACATTTCCATATATTGGTGTAGACGGATTACCATATGACTTAACATGTACATTTGATTTAGAGTATACTGTTAGAACTGCTACTGCAACTGAAAGTGTAGATAACATCAAACAAAATGCACCACTAGTTTATGCAAGTCAAAATAGAATGGTATCAGCACAAGATTATACAGTATTTCCATATACTCAAAGTAGTGCCATTAAAAAGGTAAAAGCAGTTAATAGAACTAACATTGGACATAATAGATTTTTAACATTCAATGATCCGACTGGTGTTTACACTAATCTTAACATATTTGGTTCTGATGGATATATTTACAAAGAGTCATTACTAAAACGAAAAATTATCACATTACCTAGCACATACACAAATCAAGAGATAGCAGATGACTTAATGACTAATATGTTATTTGATGCAGATGTTGCAAATTTTTATTATGAAAATTATCCTAAAATTGTAGCAACACCATATTTGGCATCTAGTAATTCAGCAGTAAAAATTTTTAAACAAGTATCAAGTACTTCAACAACATCAACAGGATATTTTAAAGTTGGCGGTGCTTTAACAACTGCGGCGGCTGTTGGAAATGATTATACAACAGACTCAATTTTAAAAGTTATTAAAAAAGATGCATTAATAGGATTTGCAGAACCAACAACAAGTGATACAGAAACATCTACATGGTCATCTGGTGATACACATACAATAACTTGGGCAAAAGTATTAAGTGTTACAGGATCTGGTTTAGGCACAGTTGATTCTGATGGAAATTATACCGGTAAAGATACTGCTGGTGTTGGAACAATATCACTTAGTCAACGTATACCAGATAATGCTAGAATTTTATATGCAGTACCAAAATTTAGAAGAAAATTTACATCATCAGAACGAGATTTAATTGTTGAACAATTATCATTAAAAAACAATTTTGGTTTAGGATACGACGAAGGTTTAGATTTGTGGTGGATAATAGACGAAGATAATATTAGCGAGCCGTCGACTGCATTCCAAAGAAATGTAGTTCAAGATAATACAAATACTAATCCAAGTTGGATTATACGTGCTGAAGTTAAAAATAATAAAATAGAATTCTTAATTAGACATTCTAGGTATATTTTTAGTAGTGATAAAGAGGTACGTTTTTATAATCCAAATATTAAACGCTCAATTGATGTAGACACAAATAAGCCAATTGTCGATGAAATTAGTGTATTAGGTACTAATACAAAACCAGGTTCTTCAACTTTATTAGGAAACGATATTAAGTTTAATCCTGTCGGAACTGTAACATATAATGATGGTTATAGTGATCCAACTAAATTAATTATATCCCCAGCAGATAAAAATTTAGATTTAGTACCAGATTTTCCAGATTCGTTTGAACAAATTGTTGGTTCTGATTCAAATACTATATATTTTAATAAAGTAACTGAAGGTGGATATGAATATGAACGTTACACGTCTAATAATACAACTACAACAAAAACAGGACGAGCGTCATTAAAATTTCAATGGAAGCATTATGCAACTGATGAAAGAAAAATAGATCCTTCAGCAAGTAACATTATTGATA